AGAGTGGCAATTAGGGAAAGGTACTTAAGGTATTTTAACACTTTAGACTCCTAACAATTGCCACTTTAATTTATGTTACTCTGAATACTCCAATCGTCTAGAATACCATATGGCAATTGTATACCTATCAGCATGCTTCACTGGTAAGACCTGATGAGTATATTCCAAATCAGCTTTAAAACCAACAAACATACCTTTTTTAGGTTTTATACTTGTATTTAAATTTTTAAATACAATTTCTCCGCCCTCGTAGTCATCATTTAAATAAAATATACCAGAAAAATTACGATACCACATTGGATGTTTAGTTGACTTATACTCTTCTGGTGCATCATCTTGCCAGCAATTATCAGCATGAGGACTCATAGAGTCCCCAGGTCTCCATATAGTTAACTCAGTATTATCTGGTACACAAAACTCTGAGTATCGTTCACATATATGCTTCTGTCCTGCAAAACGAGCATAGTTTAAAATACGCTCTACGCTATTATAAGGAGCTTGCATACTTCTATGAAGTTTTTTATAAGATATAGTTTTATCTTTAAAAGCTGGAACAACTTGATCTTCGTTTTTAAAAGCATCAGGATAACTTTTAGCAAAAGTTAATAAATAGTCACAAGTTTCATCTGGTAGTAAGTTTTCCACTACCAAAATTTTATCATTCTGGTAGTGGGACACCTGGTATTACCTCATTGCTTTCTTGTTGTTGCTGTAGTGCTTCTCTTTTAGCATTTAGAATATCAATATAATCAGCACGACTACTTGAGAACTCAAACATTCCTGTTGCTTGTATTTCATATCTCTTTCTATCTTTAGATATAAAATATCTTATATTTTTATTTTCATCTAAATAACCATCTTGTATTAAATTTTTAATTGTTCTAAAAAAAATCTGATTTGGTAGTTTGTATTTTACGCTATAAGAATCCATTTTCCCCTCGTTTCTTATATTAAGTCTTAATTATAAACTGCACAATAGTAGCTGGATAAGTTACTGTTAGTGCAGGTACTGATAGTCCAGGAATTGAAAGTCCAGGCATTGAAAGTCCAGGAATTGTTAACGCTGGTACGTTATGTGTATGAGCTGCAACTGTTAACGATGGAATCGTTAAGGCTGGAATTGAGAGTCCGGGTACGGACACATTCATCGCAGGTATAGATAGCGCTGGTACTGATAGTCCTGGTACTGATAGTCCAGGAACTGTTAAGCCTGGTATTGTAGTAGTCATTGCAGGTATAGCAAGTGCAGGAATTGTTAGTGCAGGTACGGTTAGTGCAGGAATTGAGTGTCCGGGTAAGGATACATTCATCGTAGGTATTGTTAGGGCTGGTACGGTATGTACGTGTGCAACTGAAGTTACACCTGTAACAACTGTAATTGGGTTAATAACGTCTTTATCAGTTGTTGAGTTTGTAGTACTTGTTGTAGTTGTAATACCTGAAGTTGTAGATGTGGTATTTGCTGTACCTGTAGTATAAGTAGCAGCAGGTATAGTACCTGTTGCACTTCCTGTTACGCTAGCAACAGTAGAGTTGGCAACAGTTAACCCAGCAACTGTAGTATAAGTAGCAGCAGGTATAGTACCATTACCACTTACAGTATTTGCTGAACCTGTAGTACCAGTACCAGTTGTTCCTGTACCTGTTGAATAGGTAGAAACAGGAATAGTTCCAGTTCCGGTACCAGTTGTTCCAGTACTTGTGCTAGAAGCAGTAGTTGTAGTACCATTAGAAGTAGTTGCTGTAATAGCAGTAGTACTAGTTCCAGTAGTTCCTGAACCAGTGGTTCCGGTACCAGTTGTTCCATTACCAGTTGAGTTTTGGTAGCTGCTATTAATTTTACCTCCTGAAGTACCACCTATAGTGATGCTCTGGAGAGCATCAACGCCATAAGGAGAACGACCTCTAAAGTCAGGAAGATTGAATGTAGTACTATTATCTCCTACACCATAATTAGTGGCAATAGTAGTAAATAGTGCTGAGTATGTAGTTCTAGAAACTGCAGTACCATCGCAAGTTAACCAACCTGATGGAGCTGTATTAGCTCCAAACATAATGATGGAACCTGATGGGATAATATTAATAGAAGTAGCGGTTAGAGCGCCTACGTTTGCTGATCCACGAACGTCTAGAGGAAATCCAGGAGCAGCTGTTAAAATACCTACTCTATCAGTTGTTCCATCTATAACTAAAGTATTAGCATCAAAATTAGCAGTACCAGTAAATGTTGGAGAAGCTGCTAAAGCTCTCAAACCTATAGCAGTATTTGCACCTGCTAGACCACCAGTAAGAGCAGTAATATTAGTGTTAGCGCCTGTTAGACCGCCTTGTAAAGCGATAACATTAGATTCTGCTCCAGCTAATCTGGTATTAGATCCGGCTAGACCGCCTTGTAAAGCGATAACATTTGAAGTTTCTGAACCTCCAGAACCGGCTAGAAGGTTTGACCCTATTCCATTAGTTGCAGCAGCTAAACTAATATAAGCTCCACGAGTATTACCTCCTTTTTCAAAGAATCTAATTTGATCACCGTAAATATCAATCGCAATACCAGTAGTTATAGTGGTATTAGTTACAGCATTAGCAAAATCAAGCTGACCACCTTCAATACCTCCAGCAGCGCTGAGAGTAAGGTTTGGAGTAGTTACAGTTCCTGTGAAAGTAGGAGAAGCTGTTGGAGCTTTAGCAGCGATAGAGGTATTAGCACCTGATAAACCACCTAAAACCATAAGATAAGTAGCATAGTCGTTTGCACGTAGTTCTACACCACCAGAGGATACCGTAGTACTAGTTAAAGCTCCTGTATTAGCTGTTCCACGAACATCCAACGTAAACCCTGGTAGAGTTGTAATTAACCCTACTCTTTTATTTACAGAATCAACAAAAAGAGTATTAGTATCAAATGTAGCGTTTCCAGTAAGTGTTGGAGAAGCTGCTAAAGCTCGTAGAGCTATAGCGGTGTTAGCAGCATCAACACCACCTTTTGCCATAAGATAAGTAGCATAGTCATTTGCACGTACTTCTACAGCACCTGAAAATACAGATGTACCTAATATAGCATTTGCGGCACTGACATTGAATCCTGCGTTAGCATTGGCTAATCTTAGAGTACCTAACTGGAAAGAACTGTTTGATATAACTACAGTAGAATTACCTTCTAAGTCAATAGTATAGTTTGCGAATAACATCCAGTCTTTTGAAACTGCTGATCTAAAAATACCAGTATGGCTATTTGCAGTACCATTCCAATAGTGGCCGTATAATCCAATATCTAAATTATCTGAAACAGTATTATTTGCACCTAGTGAAAGAAGTGTGTCACCGAAACTAATTGTATTAGAAGTAATTATAGTGGTATTACCAGCTAATGTTAGATTGCCAAGAATAGTAACGTTTGATTGAAATGTTACAGGAGAAGAAGTAATAGCACTAATATTTGTATTAGCACCTGTAAGCCCTGTTGTAAGATTAGTAATAGCAGTAGCTTGTGTTGAATTGATTGTATTAGCACCAGCTAGACCACCTTGAAGTGCTACCACGTTAGATTCTGCACCTGCTAGACGAGTATTAGAACCAGTAAAAGCACCGTTAAAAATAGCTACATTTCCAGCTAGATTAGTATTAGTTCCAGACATACCAGTTGTTTGGTTTACGTCTACAGTGTTAGCACCTGATATACCACCTTGTAGCGCTATTACGTTAGACTCAGCTCCAGATAGACGAGCATTAGATCCAGTAAAGGCGCCTGTGAAGATGGCAACATTTCCAGATAAATTAGTATTAGTTCCAGCTAAACCACTTGAAATATTAAGAATATTTGTATTAGCGCCTGTTAAGCCCGTACTCACATTAGCAAGATTATTGGCGGAGGTATAAGTAGTTTGAATAGTTGATACGTTAGATTCTAATCCAGTTATTCTAGTATTAGCACCTGTTAAGCCAGTACTAACATTAGCAAGATTATTAGCAGATGTAGAGCCAGTTTGTAAAGATGTTACATTAGATTCTAATCCAGTTATTATAGTATTAGAACCTATTAAACCAGTTTGTAAGTTAAGAATAGCTGTATTGGCGCCTGTTAGACCGCCAAGTACTACGGAATAGGTATTAAAGTCATTAGCACGAGCTGTTGAAAGAGTAGATCCATCATTAGAATAAGCTAACCCTAGAGTAGATCCATCATTTGAGTAAGCTAAATTTAAAGTAGCTCCATCATTAGAGCGAGCACTAAGAAGAGTTGCATAATCATTTGCACGTAATTCTACACCACCAGAATTAATAGTTCCGGCATATACATTACCAGTAGTACTACCATTACCTACAACTACAGCAGCGTTATCAGTAACTTCTAATTTACCTGTAGCATCTATTCCTAGACCTCCAAGATATTTATCTATACGAGTTACCATTACTTTTTAACCTTCCTTCTTGGAGAAGCACCTGTAGAAACAAAAACAGGGGAACCGCTTCCCTCTCCCTTTTTACCCGCTCCTGCCTCTGATTGTGCATCACGTTTTCTTTTTACAAAAGAAGCAATTCCATCTTTTCCTAATTTACGAGCTTTTTCACGAGAAAGACAAGCTGCATAAGGATCGCCAGGGCTACCTTCTCCACATTTACCAATACGTTTTCCAGTAGAGTCGTAGCGATCCCAACCGCCACCACCTACTCCACCAGTCTTACCAGTTCCGAACCAAGCTTGAAGTCCGCCACGAGGTTTACGAGCCATTAGTATTTTCTCTTTGGGTTAGGAATCACCATATCTTTAAATGGGGTCTTTGCAGACGCCCATTGATCATAACTCATCCAATCTTTTTTAATATCACTAGGACGAGTTACCATTCTTCCTAAAGGAGTATAAAATTCGGCAAGAGGCTGCTTCTGACGTGTTGAAACATCAGAAGAAGCTTTCTCCCAGAGGGAGGCATCAGTAGACTTCTTACTAAGAACTCTCTTACGCATTCTTGCCATCTATATTACTTACCTTTTTTACCCATAATAGCTTTCTGTAGTCCTGGAGGAAGTTTCTTCTGAGCTGCTGTTAGTCCAGAAGCCTCTTTCTTCATTCCAGGAGCTTTAGCTTCCTTTGCTTTACCACCTGATGATTTCATTTTAGCCATTTTATTTACCTTCCTTTTTTACAGTGCGATATGTACCGCCTCTGCGTTTATATTCTTTGACTAACCATCCATTAGCATAAGCTGATGGATATACGTCAAATTTAGATTTAGCTTCAGATTTTACTCTGGAGTATAGTGCTTTATCTGTAGGAACTGCTTTTTGTGTCATAATAGTTATACTCTAACTTATATTTTAAGAGTAGTCAAACTAAAATTTGTAAAATTATCGGATAGTTACAATCTCTAGGGAAAGAGACGATGCTAGACTAGCATCTGTAAATTGTATGTTTGCTGAAGAATTGGATAAAATATATTGATTTTTATTTTGATATACACCATTTAAATGTACAGAAACATTATTTACACTAGAAACTATAGTTCCAATAGGATAGCTATTAACTGCTGAAGTAGTGTAGCTAGATACTACATAGGTTGTTAAAAAAGTAGAATTTGCATACACTGCATAAGAATCTAAATTAGATTGTACTGAATTTATATTAGAACTTAAAATGTTATAAGTGATATAATCATTTGCGTCAGAAATAGCAATACGAGCATTCGATATAGATAGCGAACGGGAAGCAGAGTTAGCAGTTTGAGTAATCAAAAATAAATCATTCCCGGAAACGGCGTTTCCGGGAAGAGTGCTAAGTGCTGAAATCTTTACGTTTGCCATTATAGTCCTTTATGGAGTACTATCTTCTACCTCAATATAAAGGTTATCTTCAGTTATAATAGCGTCACCATTTTCTGTAACAAAATAATTATTAAAGCTATCAGTTATATCCTGTACAATATTAAATACAGAAGTAGTAAGACTTAAAAAGAGCGAAGTAACACGAAGCATTTATTCCCTCTCTGAGATGTAAGCGGTTCCAGAAGTACTCACTGCTATTACAGAGAGCGTAGTATGATACCCATCTGTATCAGAAAGATCAGATCCTAGAGCCATATCAAAAGGAAGACCTGCTGGAATATAGTGTGAGGCAGAAGTAGCAGCTACTCCTTCAATACCGCTCTCAAAATAAGCGTTTACGGAACAGATTAGCGTAACTACACGAGTTCCTAGAGGTACTGAAAATGAAGAAGCGCCTCCAGAACTTATGCTCAACTGCTGCGCACCTCCGGTGCGAAAACGCAACACAGGAATCGCATGATTATTATCATCACGAGGTAAACGGGTCTTACCCATTAACTAAATCCTTCATCAGCTTCTCATAATTATTAACTTGAATGGCTACAGCTGGGCCAGTAACTTTAGGCTTTGCTGCAGATTCCATATCGTTGAGTAGCTTCAACCAATCTAGTAGATCCTTCTTAGAAAGGATGCCCGTCTCAAGGGCATCTTGCATTTTTTGCTCGATTACCTGGTTGATAAGGTTTACACGTTTCACACGGTTTAAATAACCTTGTGTAGCATAGACCGTATCTATATAAGATTTCACCTCTTTCTTTTCAATTACGGACGTAATACGATCTGCAGGCAGATTATAGTCGTGCGCTAGTGCGGCGATTGATTTTCCAGCGAGGTAATCGTTAGCAATGCTCAAGAAAACTGGATCGAGAGCAGGAGTATCTAAAGAACGATTAATAGCATCGGCGGTAGTAACTATAATGTTGTTCATTTTCTCATTCTACCATATATAAATTTTTTGTCTAATGCTTTTTTATATAGAATCACTTTGACGGTAGGAAATTGTAATTCTCATATCAGTAACGCCATAAGGATTCATCAGTCCTTCATCTGAATGAACTGTCTGAATACGAGCGTCTACAATTTCTAGCGAACGATCAGCGCTTGCTGCAAAGCTATTTGTTATATCTTCTATATCTATCATTAGCTGATCTAGAAGTGCCTGCGCATTCTCACCACGCACGTATGCACGGAGTGCAATATCCATTGCATAATAACGTATATTACTAGATATATGCACGAGCGCTGAATCTTGCACATTATAGGTGATGTATGGAAAGTCATTTATGCTATCTAACCAACGAAATCCACGTACAACACCACGTGGCGGCAGCGATGAATCGACGTATGATCCGTTCTGTAACGCGGCGGTATATGCACTCAGCACATCAACACGTCTACCCATGATTCCCTCCAACACTCACCGATGATCCACAACCACATGAACTTAAATGTTCAGAGGTTATGTTCCATCCACTACTGAACATATCTTCTTGCCAAGCAATCTTCACATCACCAAGTAGGTCGGCGGTGATGTTATCAACTATTAAGCAACCTTCGATGACGGAGTCATCCTGCGTTGGCGTATCGAGACTCCAATCATAAGAATAGCCTGCACAACCTCCCGAACGTAGGGCGAGGCGTATCATACTTTTATTTAGGGCAGATGCAATATTCAACTGTTTGATAGCGGAGGGCGAAAGTGTGATCATAGTTGATGATAGAATATTATTGCAGGCTTGTCAATAGTTTTTTCGTAGATCGAACGTGGCTCCCTGGGAGTTCTAAAAAATTCAGATCGAGCGTCAGTAGCGGTCCGCCCTAGGTAGGCCCCTATGTCTAGTCCAAATAACCGCCCTAGTCAACATAAATAAACGAAATCGTCGATTTATT